AATCAAATTGGGTATATCTTGGGACACTCACTACGAATTATTAAAACGAAATGCGAAATATTCCGAAGCCTTCAAGGAGTATAACAAATTATGTGAACAATGGTGGTATGAAAGAGCACACGAAGCGGTGGAGTCAGGACAATCAAACAAGTTTAATCAGAGGTTATGGTTACAGATTGTGAAGAACAAATTCAGAGACAATTGGAAAGATGAGAAACAATTGGATGTAACAACTCAAGGTGATAAGTTGACGGAGAATAAATCTATTCAAATAGAAATTGTAAAATCATCAATCAATGGCGAAAGCATCTAATGGTTTAAGGAAGATTACATTCGGGAAAAGAAAGACAGGTAAAGCTTCCAAGTCATTCAATAAACACAACAGCAAAAGTTCGTACCATAAACGTAATGCCAGTAGAAACTAATATCATTCATAACGAAGATTGTTTGGAGACAATGAGAAGGATGCCAAATGATTGTTTGGATTTGGTATTAACATCCCCACCATACGACAACATGAGACAATATGGGGGTAATAAAACTTATCACCAACGATTGAATGATACAGGGTTCTCATTTGAGTTTGAGGATATAGCACAAGAACTACAAAGAGTATTGAAACCTGGTGGGGTGATTATGTGGAATATACAGGACCAAATAATCAAAGGTTCAAAGACAGGTAATTCCATGAGACAAGCATTGTATTTTATGGACTTGGGGTTATTACTCCATGACCATTTGATATGGGAGAAAACAGGAACACCATTCCCATCAATATACCGATACAGAAATGTATGGGAGAATATGTTTATCCTATCCAAAGGAAAGCCAAAGACATTTAATCCAATCATGATTAAGAACAAGACAAGTGGATATGTTAGAAACAGAAGACAAAGAAATCATGAGGGGATATTAGAAGAAACCAAGAAGATTGTTAAGGTTAAAGAATTTGGTATTGATAAGAATGTTTGGTTGATTCCAAATGGTTATACCAATTCTAAACAATTCAAAGGAGCAGAATCACACCCCGCAATATTCCCCGATGAAATGGCTAGAAGACATATCATAACTTGGACCAATGAAGGAGACATTGTGTATGACCCATTCTTGGGTTCAGCTACCACGACAAGAGTAGCCAAAGAATTAAACAGAAAATGGATAGGGTCGGAATTACACACCCCCTATTTTGAAGTTGCTAAAAAAATAATGTATGGGTAAAAGAGATAAGGAACACAGAAAGAAAGTAGCCAAACGTAATGAACGTTTGAAGATGGAAAAAAGAAAAATGTTTGAGGAACTCAAACTAAAATACTTAAACGGATTATCAGGTAATACAGAGAACACATTTCAAATCAAATAATGTATGGGGAATAAGGTTAAAACAACGATTGTATTTGAACACATACTTGAAGCAGAAAGACAGGGTAAGAAACTAGTGGTAGCACAGGGCGGAAGTCGTAGCGGAAAAACGGTAAACATTCTTATCTACTGGATACAAAAGTTATTACAAGAACCAAACAAAACCTTATCCATATTCAGAAAGACATTACCAAGTTTGAAGAACTCAGTCCTCAAAGACCTTGTTGATGTTCTTGAGATGTTTGACATCTATGACCATTCCAAATGGCACAAACAAGAAGGTTGGTATGAACTCCCCAACGGTAGTATCATCAATTGGGGTAGTTGTGATGAACCCCAAAAGTTAAGAGGTTCAAAGAGAGATTACTTGTATTGTAACGAAGCCAACGAACTATCCCTTGAAGATTGGAGACAACTTATCATGAGAACAGAAGGGATGGTCGCACTTGACCTTAACCCCTCAGAAATCAGTTGTTGGGTTTATGAACTTGAACAACGTGATGATTGTTATTACTTCAAAACTACGTGGAGAGATAATCCTTTTATCCCCCAATCTTTGATTGATGAGATTGAACGTCTTCGTGAGACAGACGAGAATTATTACCGTATCTATTCCTTAGGAGAACGTGGCATTCCCACAACCCTTGTATTCAACAAATGGAATATGACAGATGAAGTTCCAAGAGATTGTAAACTCCTTGGCAGAGGAATGGACTTTGGTTTCAACGCGGCAACAACCCTAATTGAAGTATATCAACGAAATGATGAACTATATCTGAATGAATTGATGTATGTAAGGAATTTAACGATGGGGGATATTATCTATAGAATGAACGAATTAAAGGTTGAAAAGACCGATGCTATATGGTGCGACTCAGCTTTACCTCAAAATATTGAGGATTTGAAGAAGAATGGTAGATACAACGCAAAACCTGTGGATAAGAAATCTATCCTATCAGGGATAGATAAAATCAAAAGACATAAGGTTTTCATTACAAACAATTCCCCTAACATTCTGAAGGAGTTTCAATCCTACAAATGGAAGGTAGACAAAGATGGTAAACTATTGGATTCACCAGTGGATGACATGAACCATACCATTGACGCAGTGAGATATGTATTAGAATCCACATTAAATAAACGACAAGGAAATTATAGAGTATTATGACAATAGAAGTAAAATTAGGACAGAAAACCTACACAGTTGAACCGACAATGACGGTTGAACAATATCAAAGAATCCAAGTTAACAAGTTATTCTTGGAGAATCCAAACCCCGCCAAATTATTATCAGTGTATCTAAACATACCTGAAAGTGAAATCAAGAATGCCAACAAAGAACAAGTGTCATTTGTTGAACAAGTTATATTCAGACGATTAACTGAGAACGTAACTAAAGACATGATTTTCACATTTGATTACAATGGAAAGACATATGGATTTGAAAACGATTGGAAGAAGTTGGCATGGGGTGCTTGGCAGGATTTGGAGTTTCTATCATCTGAAAATGTCACAGATAATATCCACAAAATACTGGCAGTTCTTTATAGACCTGTTACTGAGATGAAAGGAACAAAATATAAGATTGAACCTTATGACTCAAACACGATAGATGAACGTGCTGAGAGCTTCAAGAAAATACCGATAAAGATATGGTTTGGGTCTTCACAGCTTTTTTTTTACATAAGCAGCAGATACATAAGCAATATAAAGAATACTATGGAATCCCAGATGAAGCAGTACAGGATGATGGAGACGGGAGCAAAGATATTCCCCAAATTTCTCCGAAAGAAGCTACAGCTAGATTCTATTTTACAGCGTCACTTGAACTCTGTCAAAACGATATAACAAAAATGGCTCATATAGACAAACTTGGTGTCTATTTATGTTTGAATACTCTAGCCAGAAATAAAGACATCCGTGATGCTGAAAGACGTGAATTAGAGAAACTCAAAAACAAGAAGTATTAAATGGAAACATACATAACCTTTCATAAGATAATAAGCCTTCTTCAGGAATATCAAGAAGGTAATCCAATGATTAACTCATTCGGATATGGTAACTTGGTGGACTTTGGTAAGAACGTATCAGGGTCAACTGTGGTGTATCCATTTTTATTCGTCGTTCCTTTATCAATCACATACGATGAGAACACAACAACATATCAAGTAACCTTAATCTTCGCAGATAGATTGAATGATAATCTTGATAATGAGGTTGATTGTATTTCTGATTCATCATTAAACGCCAGAAACTTCTTGTCCCAAATTAGAAGGGGAAATCTCCAAGATTATTTTGACATTATTCTACCACAACAAGCTCAGCCATTCTTGGAAAGATTCAATGACAATGTTGCTGGTGTTGCGTTGGATGCCAATATCATTGTATACGAAGACATCAATGCTTGTCTTCAATACCCCACGCCGACTCCAAGTAGTACACCAGGTCTTCCGACACCAAGTGTCACTCCGACTCAAACTAATACTCCGAGTGTTACTCCGACCAACACAGTCACACCGACAGTTACAAGAACTCCAAACGCAACTCCGACAAACACTCCGACCCCTAGCTCAACTCCTGCTCCTGGAACACCATTAGCATTGGGAGCTACTTGGTGGATTGACTTTACTGATGCTTCAACTTTATCAATTCTTGGTGGAACTAAAGTTGCGGTTGCTACAGATAAAATTCGTGGGGTTCAATTCGCTGCATTCCCTGGTTCAGATGGACCTATCTATAACTCAACAGGTTATTTAGGTTTATCAGGAACAGCTCAATCAAACGCAACTTATTTGACTAGTCCAACATTTAGTTATACAGCATCACCAGTTACTGAATATACTTGGTTTGGTCATGTGTTTGATAATCCTACAGCTCAAAGAGGTGGAAAAATCTTTGTGGCTACAGATGGTGCTAACTGGCCTGGTGGAACAGCGTTTTCGTTAATGATTGACCCTAATGCTAATCCATATCCTCCTGGTCCTGTTTGGAGATTCCAAAACAGAACAAACACAGGTGGAGCAGTTCAATTAGAAACAAACATAACATTCAGTGCGTGGACATCAATTGCGATGAGAAGTTATAATTCAGGGTCAGATGTTGTATTTGAGGTTTGGGAAAATGGTTCAATCATAAGTTCAGGAACAAGTGCTGGTTCAACATATTCTGCTACAACACCTTTATACCAATTGATGTTTGACGGAGGTATTGATTTTTCAACAGAACAATTCTTCTTCAGTAAGAAATTAACCAACACTGAAATGGGAGATATGTTTACCTACTTAAATAACAAATACTAATGAACCCTGAACAGATGGAACAAATGAGAGCGTTGTTGTACGAAGCTATTAGAAAACAGCTTCTTACACCATATCGCTCACAGGGATTTTACGGGGGTTTTAAGAGGGGTAATAGTCCAAGAAAGGCTTCGGGTTCATTACTCCGAGATTTGACCGTAGAGTGGGTTGTAGACATTGAACAGGGAGACCCAATGTTGGCTGTATCGTTTCCAACTGTACAACCATCGTTCTTACCTGATATGATTGATGAAGGTAGAAAACCTTCAATATCTTATCCCCCACTTGAAGCAATAAAAAGGTGGATTAAAATCAAACCTGTTTATTGGAGAGATGAGAAGGGTAGATTCAAAAGACAATCATTGGATTCAAAAGCATTTTTGATTGCCAGAAGCATTAAAGAAAAAGGTTACAAAGGAATCAACTTTTTAACCAAAGCCGAAGACCAGGTTATAAATCAATTGACTGAGTTGGGAGAAGAAGCGATGGCTGTCTATTTCCAAAACTTAATTGATGATGGTCTTGTAAACTTAATAGATTAAATATGAGCACAGTAATAGTAAGAAATCCTGAGTATTTCCAACCATCAAAATCTGACGGGATATATTTTACAGTATCTGCGGATACAGCATCAGAACCTAAATTCAGATTCGTTTATAACGTCTATGTGGAGGGAGCGTTGGTATTTCAGGGTAAGTCAACCCCGAATCCTTCAGGTCTTGGTATTATTGATATATCAAGGGTGTTAGATTCTTATCTACAAAACTATCCAATTGCTTATCAAGACCAAACCGTAATCTATGCTCATCAAACTAGCCCATTCTCAAGACCTTACTCAAATGAGGTTGTTGATTACTATATTCAAGTTGGTGAAGAATACGCTGACACATTCATCGCCAGTACAACAGGATTCACAGGTAATGGAACACAAGTAGGACAACCAGGTGTACCTTCCGAAACATTCAAATGTTTCTTGGGTACGATGGGTGTCAATGGTAATGCGAATCAACCATACTTTAACATTGGTCAATTCACTTTATCAGGTTCACCAAATCCTCCATTCCCACATACAGAGAATTGTTTGTTCTTAACCAACTCCCCAAGAATCAGGGAAATATCACCTGATGAATATTATACCCTATCATTCACAAATGAGCGTTTGGGTGGTGATTATTTGTCAGAAGGTTATTATGCCAAATATAGTTTCTACGATAGAAATGGTTTTATCATTACCGAGAAAACTTATTCCAATATTGTAAGTAATGGTGGAGGACCATCAACAGCTTGTACTCAAAACTATCTTGACCAACCTTATACAGGTTCATCATATAACATTCTGAACTTGGGAGCAGGTCCTAAAAACATCTATCAGTTCCCTGCTGATACTGATTACTATCAGATTCAATTATTTGGTAAAGCAATACCATCTACGCCCACGCCCACCCCGACGAACACAATGACTCCAACGCCGAGTCAAACGATTGGATTAACACCGACCGCAACGCCAACTCCTAGCTCAACTCCAATCCCTCCTTGTGTGTGTGAACAATACCAACTTGAAAACTATGGTTTCCAAACTTGGGGAGTTTATTATACAAACTGTGAAGGTATTCAAACGAGCTTCTTTATTGAACCTCAAGGGTATTATTCAATTTGTGCTTGTCTTGGTACAGTTAGTGCTGAAACAGGAGCATCTGTCTTTATCTATGATTTAGGTAGTTGTGTTCCTTCACCGACATCAACTTCACCTTCAGTAACTCCGACTCCGAGCACAACCCCACCTGCTGGTTCTTGTGTTAGTGGAGCAACCATTAACGTAACTGATACAGGTTGGTTGAAATATGACAACTGTTATGGAGCTACAACTTACTATCAAGCAACCACAACTGGCACAAAAGTTTTCACTGATTGTTTGAATTGTAACTCTTTCGCAATAGGATTTCCATTCGCAGATTTGGCTACGTTTACCGTAACAAACTGTGGTAATCCATGTACTCAACCATCAGTCACGCCGACCCCCACACCAAGTAGTAGTGCTGCGGCACAACAGAATGTTCTTGTAAGAGCATGTTGTACGGGTATTGAGTATCAAGTTATTGTGTTAGGTTCATTAAACGTGGGTGATGTAATTGTGATTGATTCACAATGTTATGAAATCATCGCATTGGGTGGTGATGGTTCAAACGGAAATTATACATCATCAGCAGTTTATATTAACTGTAATGAGTGTAGAGCTAACTTTGCTTGTGAGAATATCCCTGCTAGACCAACAACAGAAAAACCATCAGTTCAACCAAATACAATAACTCCGTCAGGTGGAACAGCTCCTTGTATTACAAGTTATGTCCCTGTATCTGAGATATTCCAATTCAACGTTGTACCATCTTGTAACTATTTCTTGAACCCCCAAATTATGTTTAAGAATCGTTATGGAGCATGGGACTACTTCAGATTCCAAAAGTATAGAAGTGAAGGTATAGCTATTGATAGACAAACTTATGGACAATGGAATATTGCTTGGGGTTCATCAAACCCAATCAAGACAACCTATTCAAGAGGAACGACTGACTACCAAACACAGATGGTTGAAACTCATATCGTAAACTCAGGATACTTAAATGACCCTGACTTCGTATGGTTGGAAGAACTATACACCACAAACGATGCTTATCTTGTTAAAGAGGATGGAACACTATTCCCTATCAACATTATCGGTTCTGAGTTTGTTAGAAAAACAAAAGGAAACAGGTCAATGACGAACATTGAATTGACTTACATATACTCAAATAATATTAAATTATTGAATAGCTAATATGAACACTACCCTACTTGTCTTAAATTACAACAACGAATGGCAGGAGTTAGATTTGTATGAAGATTTATCTATCAACGTAATCATCCAAGAAACAGATATTACAGATATTGAATCACGTAGAAGTCCATATTCCAAGACATTCGCAATACCTGGTACCAAAATAAACAATGATTATTTTGAACATTTCTATTTGGTTGATGGAACAGGATTTGACCCCCTAACAAGAAGACAATGTGTTGTTCAATATAGAGGTACAGATATATTCAAAGGGTTCTTAAGATTGAACTCTGTAACAAGAACGGGTACACAGATTGAGTATGAAGTTTATATCCTATCTGAAGTAACTGACTTTAGTTCGTTGGTTGCTGACAAGACATTAAAAGAATTGAATTGGAACTATCTTAATCACATCCAAAACTATGATAGTGTATTTCAATCTTGGTATGCTAACTCAGGAGATACTGCTGGTTTATTTGGTGGGAAAATTATCTATCCAATGGCTCACTGGGGTTTAGAGTATCCGAGTGCGACAGCTACAACCGCAGCATTTAATTTCTCAATTAACACCTCAGGAAACACGGGATTAAACTTCAGTGGTAATCCTATATCCCCAACTTATTTCAAACCCGCCATACGTCTAAAAGAGGTCGTAGATTTGATTTTTAGCACAAGTGGATATGAGGTCAAATCAAACTTCTTTGATTCAGCTTATTTTAAGTCCATCTATATGGACATTGGGGTGAATGGACAAATCGGAATTGAGACAATATCAGCCAAGACGAATCAAAACATATTCAGAACTTATGGTCTTCCAACACCTGATGCTCAATGGGTAAGATTCA